AAAGATTATTCACTGGGCTGAAATAGCAGAATTCATTTGTGAAGTTGTTGAATAACTCGCTATAATTCCAGCAACATACGATTGTACCCACGACTGCTTTGCATATTTATATACAGTATCTAAATCATATTGAGTCATAATCTTAGCTAAATTTGCCTGCAAAGTAGATAGGCTTTCATCACTCATTTCATAACCTTTTGCCGCCATCATTCCGCCTAAAGCAGAAACCATTGTGCTTAATTGATAAAATAATCTATTATGAAGAGAAGAAGAAGCAATATCTTTATTTTGAATTCCAAATAACCTTTGGATATTAGATAAATAACTCGTTAGAGTCATCATATTTCCTGTATTTGTTGCACAAAATTGATAAAATTTATTTAAAGCCATAAAATTCTCCTTTATTTTATATTGTTACATCCCAATAACTAGCGTCATAACCTTTTCTATAATCACTTTCTACATCATCATAATCATAATAAAATTGAGCCGAAGTTTCTGGAACATCTCCTGTAAAAAAATACTGTACTCCTTCAGGTCTTGGGATGATTAAATCTTTGTATATCATCTCCTTAATCATATTGGTTAATTTTCCAGTCAAAGTGACATTGGCAGACATATTTTGATTGTCATGAATAAGCAAAGTACAATCTAAAAACACTGAATTCCATGCAGCATATAAATTGCTTAAAGTTCCATCCCAATAATTTGTAAAAGTTTTTAGCTTTAAAACTTTTCTATAATCGGCATCGGATAGTTTAGCATCACTTCCATCTGGAGGATCAAAATCTAAAAATCTACTTTGGCCTATAATTTCTCCTAAAGTATTCAATTGATTGCCTACAGCATTATCTATATCAAAATCTTTATACATTTGATTAATACATTCTTGATCTCCCTTGCACATATCAATAACAGTACTCAACCAATCTAAAAATAAAGGCGAATTTTGATATTGGCTTGTTGCCATTAATAAATATGTTGCTGTTTCTTTATTTATCATTCTAAATCACCGTCACTTCAATATATTCTGGAGAATCTCCTAATATTCCTTGAGCTACTTGGTCAAAATCCATAGTAATATCAACCGCCGCCAGACTCCCAATATCTATACCTGCCAAAATTTCTGTCACTGAATACGTTGGAGTTTTAATATCATCCATAACTTCCATAGCGACCGAATACAAAGCAGAAATAGTTAAATTTTGTCCAATTTGTAAACTATTTAAATAATCATATATGGCATTTATAATATCATCAGTCATTGGTGAAATATATCCAGTCAAAGCTCGAACTGTTACTGAAACATATATAGGCACATACTCTGGCCTCTTGAAACTTATAAGAATAGTATCGTCTGTATCTATATCTGTAACTGTTTCTTCAACCAAATATTCATCTCCACTTTCTCCTCCATAAGTATTGCAACCAATACTCTTATTCAAGAAAATAGCCTGAGCAATATCTTCATCTGCTCCACCTTCAACAACACAAGTTATCGAATGCGGAGGACAACCATAAGTATCTATAACATCCGTATAATTTTCATTTACATTCCATCTTACAACACTTGATACCGCAGCAATTGCTGCTTCAGTGCCAGACACCATTGTATGAGATGCTAATCTTGTACTTAAATCTTGTCTCATTCTTAATTGTTCATCAGTTTCAACCGGTTGCCCTACAACTGCATTTTCTGCATTTGTAACCGAACTCCATCCATATTGAGGAGTGGCAATTGTATTTATTGTCCCAACCGAAGCTGTTATACTTCCAATTGTTTGACAAGTTGCTGTAGCTTCTACAGTTCCATCATTACCAATTATTGTTATCTGAGGAAGATCCCAAAGATAACCACTTGAATCTTGAATTGAACCATTTCTAATAACAGTTAAAGCTGTCCCAGTTATTGTTACATTGCAAGTAGAATAAGTTGCTACTTTTCTTGTAATACCATTTATTTTTACCAAGCTGTCAAGAGAAACTCCAGTCGCCGTTAAAGGACTTCTATTATTATATTCTTCTTGTAATGCAAGAATTACATCATTAATACGATATGCTATAATTGAAATCCATTGATAATCAGCAGAATCATTGTCTAAATAAACATCTTGGCCATATATTCTTTTGAAATTTGTTACTAAATTATCAAGAATATCTGAATAAGTTGGCTTATGAAATCCATCTTCATCAATGTAAGGCGCAAAATAAGACATATTTAAATCCCCTCATTAGTTATTGTTATCACACCATATATGGTAACTACATTTCCTGTATATGTGAAACGTCTTGTATTTCCATCAAAATTACTTACGACACTTTTTAAATTTGAAACTAAAGATAAATCATCTAATTTTGTTTCTAATATTCTATTAGTAATTAATGCCGTGACTTTATCTTTATTAGTATTTCCGCCTTTTCCAATAATATCTGTCCATAAAGGCAATCCATCATTCACATCTTCCCACCATTCATTTGTAAATAATTTTAATCTAGTGCAAATTGCTTGAGCAATTGCATCAGCACCTTGCAAAAAATCTTTTCTACTTTGACCAAATTGTGGCTCTCCATCGATAATTCTGCGATACTTCATTTTGCCTCCGTATTTACAGTTGCACAAGAAGCTGCCAATATAGGAACTGTTGGAACTGCGGTTGCTGTTGGCGAACCTGGCCCTGGATTATACAAATGAGTATGAGCATTAAATAATGCCAATATTCTTTCGTCAATCAATTTTTGCAATCCTGAAGCTCCACCAAGCTTTATTAAATCAGATTCTATTGTAACTACTCCATCTTCAAGAGTTAAGACTGTCTCTTTATACGACAAAGTAATTTTTCCATCTTCTATTTTAGCAATTGTATCTTCATTAACAAAACAATTTATAATATCATCTTTGATTTGTATTTTATTTTTTCCATCAAGGGTTCTTATTTCAAGGCAATCAGTCGCATAATCTATTATTTCTTGTGCTTTAACTTTTTGACTAGAAGGAGCAAGAATAGCAAATGCATCTGATAAATCATGTCTTCTTATAGACATAGGTTCTTGAGCACCTTTGCTTTGTGGATTGTCTTTGTCCTCCCCTAATTCCCACCAAGAATCAATACAAGTATCTGAAAATATCACCAAGCATTCATCTCCTGCGGCAACTGGCATTGTTATTATAAAATTACCAGCTCTTGGGTTAATAAGAGGCACATCTAATAACTCTGGAATTGTTTTAGATTCAATAGTATTGTTATTATTTATAATTTCTTTTATAGCCAACTGAACTACAACAGTTTGTTCTTCGGCATTAAAACTGCGAATAATACCAGGAGCAGCACAACGAAGATCGAAATCATACTGACCAATCATACTTTCTACAACTTGTTGTATCATTGGAAATTTATCGCTTAATCTTGATGTTTTACTCATAAAACCACCTTTTAAACATACTGAGGGCCAACTGGAGTTGCACCTGCCAAGTTGCAAGCAGTTACATATGTATACCATTGATCTCCTCTAGAATCCCCAATATGTCTTACTCCGATTACCTGATATTGCTGAATTTGATAATCATCTGTAACTCCTAATCCAGCAGTTGGGATAGGATCTTCTCTATATACTGCTCTCATTTGTTGAAATCCTGTGCCTTTTAAATGAACTACGCAAGAAGGTCTCTTCAAAACAATCATTGGATTTAATAAACAAACAAAATTGCAACCATACATCGTTTGTTGAGGAGTCCCAATCAATCCTCCTTCATTTGGAGAAATAACAACCGCATTCTTTTTATCATAAGAATATTCTTTTGCATCATCTTGAACTTCAACAACACTATGAAATGCAAAAAATCTAATATCTGTCGTTTTATTTACACCGCGATACCCTAATTTTTCATGCAAAATTTCAGCGGGTTGTTTAAAAAATGTTTCTCCCCTATACATTTTTTGTATTCCACTATCTTGCAAATAAGTTTCTATTTCTTGTTTGGCTGTTTCACCCATTGGAATATTTCTAATGGAGGTATCTGAAAGTAACATATTAATTTGCGTTGTTAAATCCATTCCTTTTTTCATTGTTTTATCGTATAGAAATCCCTCAGTATAAAGTTTATCTCCATCCATGCAACGCAATATCATTTTTTGATCAACTACGTTTTCCCTTTCATATAAAACTTGCCAAAGCAATCCTCTAAAAATAACTCTACAATTGTCTTCATAACCAGCTTCTAATACAACAACAGAACCTTCATTTAAAACTTTCTTTCTAAAATCAGGATTCATATTATAAACAATTATTTCACTGAAATACGTCGCTGATATTCCTGGATAATTAATATCAAAAACAATTCTTAACCCTGTTGAAGAAACTCCTTCAGACTCAATTTCAATTGTATCCAATTTAGTTTTATCCGTAACATTTGGATTACGAATAATTGTTAATTTAAATTTTCTTCCGTACAAACGGCTCATATATTTGTATATCCCCAAACCATAATATAATCTATTCCTAGATTTTCTTTTGTAGGAACATTTGATTCAAGATTACTAATATTTACAATAAAACAACTTCCAATATCTAAATGTTTATATTGCCTTAAAAGATCAAAAGTAGGTGAATCTCCAGATAATAAAGGAATTGCATCCACATAATAATCTCCTGTTGCAGGATCTATTAACGTCATAGTCCAATATCCAGCACTTTCATTCCAACATAATTTAAAATCAATATCCAAATGCCTATCTTCACTCGTCGCAACAGTTGTTCTAAAAGACTGGTTTGGCAAAGGTTTTAAAGGGATTTGTTGTATAATTGTAGAAGTTGACTCCGTAATCCCTTCTTGATTGACCGTTAACATTCTTTGTGAAGTAAAAGTTTGACTTGGACTATCTTCAATTTCATAAGTGACTTTAATGAAAGTTACTCCTGCTTCTACTGCGACTATTAAACCAGTTATATCTACAGTTGCCACAGAAGTATTTGAAGATTCCCAAGTTCCATTAATTGAAGGAATAATTTCTTCAGTGTCATTATCATATAAACCTAATATTCCAGCTTGTTGTGATTGCCCAACCAACATTGGAGTTGACATAATCAAATACATTTCTAATAAATTTGGTGAAACATAAAAGGGATCGCCACTTTTATCCCATCCTCCAACAATAGGAACTACTCCGCAATCCATTGGAGAATCTTCATTAAGAAGAGGTTGTACACATAATAATGTTCTCGCAGTAATGATTCCTAAAGCCGCTCTTATATTCGCAATACCACCACTTAAAGCTGTTGCCAAACCTGCACTATTAACAGAAGCAACTTCGTACCCATCAGATAATTCAGATTCATATGTATCATTATCTGTTTCAATTGGAACAAATATTAAATAATCTTGTTCTTCCCATGACACTAAAGCTGTGACATCTACAATTGTTCCATCTGAATAAAGACCTAATACATTGAACTGTATAGTCTCATAAGTATCTATAATTGGTATTTGAGGAGTCAAATCCAACTCTAGCAAAAGGGTTGTTGTGACTTCTACTACATTACCATAATAAACATTCCCTTCGCTATCTTCAACAAAAGCTCTTACCGAATAGGTGGTATTTTCAGCAGAAACTATCATATTGGAAAAAGTTCCAATATCAAAAGAATCTCTTTCGTCAAAAACTATACTATCAAGTATTGTAGGATCACTCATTTAAATATCCCTGAAATATCTGTTAATGCTTTTTTTACACTGCCTTGATTAAAAGACTCAAAAATCTCTATTTCCTCACTTACAGTGCCTACATAACCAGTTGGATTTTCATCTTTTACATATTTATCTTTACTAACTGTGCTTTCTTTAGCCCCTGAAGCTATTAAAATTTCAACAAATCTTATAGTGGAACGAAATTCATTTCTTGTTCTATAATCTTCTGGAGCAGAAACACTTTCAATTATCATATTGTAACAAATATCAAGCCTTGTTGTTACTTTTAAAGGTTGACCTGAATCTTGTAATTTTTTTATCTGTTGATATGCATTAACCGAACGAGAAGAATAACCATTCGCCCAATCATCAGCAAAGCAATCCATAACATCTGAAACTCCAATTTCCATTGTTAAATTAGAAGGTATTTTAAATGAATGGTCAGTAATATTAGTTCCTGATTGAACTGGATGCGCAGTTACTCTCCTTGTGCGAACATGCTCTGTTTTTAATACTCCATCAAAAAAATATTGATTTCCATCTTCGTCTTGCATAAAGAAAAGCATTCCAGAACCTTCACTCCATTCCTTAGGTCTGAAGGCATTAACACTTGAAGGTTCTGCCGTTGCAAGGCCAAAAGCATTTATTGCCGATCTCCAACCTATATAGCTCGCATCAGATAATGCTAAAGAAAATTGTGGCATATTAAATAACCTTCGCTGATAATGCAGGATAATTTCTTAATAATGAAACTCCTGACCATGCATTATTATTTGTATCTAAAAAACCAGCTTCTTTGGCCCTATTTACAACTTCATTCCCAATAGAAGCAGCGGTTCTTCCATCTGCATTAATTGTAATGTTTAATTCTTTATTTCCTGAATTAGAAATATTTGTTGCTCCTCCAGAGCCAAGAGGTTCATTTTCAGATAATAACTGCCCTCCTCCCCATTTAGATCGAGAAGCATTCCAAGCACCAATTCCTTGATTTTTATTTAACCATTGTGCTGCTTTTACATTTGTTTCTGGATTAAATAATTCACTTAAACTATTTTGAATTATACCTGCTTCTCTTAATCCTTTTTCATGTAATTTACCTCTTATTTGAAATAATCCAAAAGCTCCTTTACCTCCACCTGCTGGATTAAAAGCTTTTGGATTTCCACTTGACTCGGCTTGCATTATCTTCATAAAAGTTTCAGCCTGTTCAGGAAAAGCTTTTTCAACTATTTCTCTATACCTTTCGGCTTCAGAA